ACGAGTCTTGAACCCGATTTTTGGTTGGAAGGTGTTTTCACCAACTGCACGAACCATTTGTAGCGGAACATATGGGCAGTAGAACAGTCCTGCATCGTATGGGCTGCTACCTCTATACCCAACACACGCATAATTCGTTGGAACATTAACAGAGTATGATGTTGAATTAGCAGTTGCATATGGGTCAATATAAACTTTATACTTACCATTGAGAACACCTGCAAAAGTATTACCAGTATCATCAATGTTAAGATTTACATTCAACGCAGGGGAGATGTTTAGGAATCCACCCATTGCTAAGGCTGCTGCTGTATCTGCATCACAGATGACGAAGTTGCCCTTTCCTCTACGAGTTTGCTTCGCAATAACATTGGCTTCTCGTTCGATTTGGAACATGAGACCACGCCATCGTTCTGCACTCCATCGACCATCTGAGTCATTCAGAATGTCGTAGATACCACCCACAGCCACTGGATTATATGGAGGTCCTACTGCTGCACCCATGTACGTCAAGTCCTTCTGTTGGCAACCAAGTTTCGCAACACCATAGATGGTACGAACAATTTCTCGGTTGATTTCAGCAAGAATTTCTGTGCTGAGAATGTTTGCTAGTTCTGTTTCGGCATCAATACCGTGAACTGCTTTCAAGTCTTGTGCTAGTTCTGTGGTATATTCTGCTTTCAATGCACGGGTCTTAGCAGTTACAGATGTTCGTTCGATGCTGAATGCCATTTCTTTGAATGTATATCCAGTACCACCAAGTGATTCTGCTGCTTGTCGTCCCATACCCTGTCGAATACTAATATCACCAGCAGTATAACCCAAGAATGGGTCAAATGCTTGTGCGGCTGTTTGACCACCTGTACCACCAAGATTACCCACTTCATCGAACAGTGCTTCGTTTGTACCAGTACCATCGTCTTCATATTGTGCTTTAAGAGCAAAGATAAGACCTGTTGGGGCACTCATTGGTTGTACACCTGCAATATCGTATGCGATAAGATTAGGCATAGCACGACGAACAAGACTGATTAGAATTGGGTCATAACCACCCATCGGTCTTTGTTCACCACCAACACCCTTTAAACCAGAATCAGTAGCAACATTAAGAGGTGCTTCTTGTAGGTTTTCTTCTCGTAATGCTGATTCTTGGTTTTCTAAAAGTGCTGCGGTTACCTTCTTTCGATAACCGTCTTCTATTGTTGCGACATCAGTGTGGTCTAAAATGGGTGACCATTTTTCTACCAATGTGTCGTATGGTGTAGTTTGACTAAAATTCATTTTTATTCTCTCCTTGTGAGTTTATTAAATTCTTCTCTATATCTATATTTTTCTATATTTTAAGAAATATGATTGTCTCGTTTATTTTTCATGGTACGACCAAGTGTTGACATATATGATTGCATCGATTTGGTCATATCCACTAATTCTTCTTTATCTCCATCAAAATCAAAACTGGAAGAGCCTTCTGGTGGAAAATAACTTTCTTTTATAATATTCAATTTATCTTGGAATTGCTCTTCACTATCAAATTCTATACCTTCTGATAATGTTCTTAGTTTCTCGACTTCGATATCAGACAATCCACTTGAACACTCTGTAAATGCTTCTTCACATTTACTGCCAAGAACATCTTTTCTTAAATTAATATTGTTTCTAATTTCATTATCTAGTCGTTCTCCTAATTCTTCTATCTTGCTTTCATAATCACCAAGAATGTCATATTTTTCATCCGGAATATCAACATAGTTGGATTCAAACAATCCTTTAAGTCCAACTAAGAAATTCTCTGCTACATCCGCACGAATACCGTTTTCGATTTCAAGTTTGTTTTCTTTCATCCACTGTTCAGCAACATATCCTAAATAATCGTCTAATTGTTCTGCTAAATCGGACGAAACTGTCTTGATACCTTCTTCAAGTTTAATTTTATATACTTCTTTAATTTCTGCTTCAATAACATTAACTCTTTCATTAATAGCAGTTTCAAAAATAACTGTTGCCTTATCCTTAAACTCTTCTGATAATTCTTCACCTTGAAACATAACTTCGATATGCTCTTTCGCGGGAATTACCAACTTAGGGTCTTTTTTACCCTTTGCTTTTCCTTTGATGCCAGCCTTGTTCTTACCAACTTTACCTTCTGTACCTTTATCAGTGTCAATCTTTGCACCCTTGCCGGTTGCATCTTTATATAGATTAGGGTCTTCCTCTGATTTGGTGTCAAGAGTTTTTGTTTCAGAACCTTCTTTTACTTCATCGTCATCATCGTCATCATCACCATTCTTACCATTCTTACCATTCTTACCGTTCTTTTTCTTCAACCAAGGAGGTAGTTCGCCCTCATCGACTTCTTCTTCTTCATCGTCATCATCGTCATCATCGTCTTCGTCTTCATCAGAATCTTCTTTTACTTCCTCTTCATCATCTTCATCTTCATCATCGTCATCGTCATCTTCTAAGATGGTTTCAAGGTCAAAATCTTCTAAATCATAATTATCCTCAATAACCTCTTCGGTTTTGATATCATTTTCTTCAAGCAATTCTCCGGCGAGAATTCTTCGTGCTGTTTCAACTGGGTCAATATGTTCCATTGATGGTACTCCTTGATGGTAATTTATACTTACTTTCTTATATTATTTATACATTTTGTATTTTTAGGATAAAATCTTCAAATATACTCAACGTATTTGTTTCCATATCTTTTCTTGATATGGTTTTGATTATTTGTTGATATTGCTCTATTTGTTTCTGTTCCAATACTCCATTATTCCAAATCCATTCTGAACCTTCCATAATACCGTTCACAAATGCATTTGGAGCAGATGGGTCTGCCACTATATCTACAGCAGCCAGCATAAAATCACTTTGTACTTCATTGATTCCTTCTTTATTTGCTTTTAACGAACCCATCCCTCTTGATGATACACCTAATTTTGCACCTTCATCTATAAGGTTTTTGGCAATCTTACCCATAGGTGTATCCATAATTTTAGCCTTACCTATAATATCTCGACCCTCAACATGTAAAGATTTGATAATATGAGAAACCCTATCAAGATTTACTGTTGGTCCTTGCGGGTGATTTAATTCTCCCATTGCTCTATTTTTGTTCACATAACCTTCATTATATCTTTTTACTTCATTCTCTAAAATAGCCTTAGGATACATTCTACCATTTCTATTTTTAATATCAGATTGCATAAAGACACCTTCAATATAATAAGTTTTCTTTTTATTATCTTCTTTACTTGTTTCAATTAAATATTGAACATCTTCTGTCATTTCTGTTATCAGTTTCATTTATTCTACCCCAAGACTATTTTTTGACTTTTCTAATTTACGGTCTCTTTGTTTACGAAGTCTATCGTCTATCTTTTTTTTTTATCCTCATCAACATTTTTACCTTTGACCTTCTTGTTAATGACTTTCCTTCTATTTTTTAGATAATCATCAGATTCATCCGAATCTCCATCATTATCAATATCAGCATCGCCTTTGCCTACTGGGTCAAGGGTTTCACCAGAATCATCTTCTGAGTCATTGTCTTTATCTGTTACTTTTGCTTTCTTTGCTTCAAATACACTAGGAGAAATTTCTTTATATTTGTTTTCCATTACTTCTACCATTTTGGCAAATAGCAATTGCTCCGTAATTTCCTTTGCTTTAATCAAGTCTCCTCGACTCAAAAACTTAATAATATCATTTGAAATCATCTTTATTTTCCTTTGCAAAATTTAATACATTATCATACACTTCTTGTGACTCAAATATATTATTTTCCATACTTGTTCTATTATTATTATGTAGGGAATTATGAAGTCTAACTAGAAGAAATGCAGAATCTTCGTCTAAAACCACAATATTTCCGTCTCTCAACATCACTTCCTTTTCTATTCCACTACTAGTAACACTATCAAGAATACTATGAAAATCAACATCTTCTCGTACTGCTTTCATGTCCTTAGATAAATGTGAGACCAACTCGTTTGTATCCTTATCAAGACCACTAATACTGACTGTATCATTTTTTATATGAAATTTCTTTTTCTCAACTCCCATTTTGGTAATTGCTGATACAAACTTCTTTGCAGCAGAAGAATTTTTAAAATGATAATTGCTTGGTTTAATACTTTCTTTTACTACATCATCAGTAGATTCAACATATTTCATAGAATCAAAAGAAACCTCATCCCTTTTTGTTTGAAGTTGTGTATCAATTTTATCGATAACACCTGACCTAAATGCGTTCTGAAAGGTATCCATATTTTTCTTTAATGCTGCATCTAGCATTTTGTTTACATAATCGTTCATTAGTAATCTTCTCCTTTGTTGTCCCCTTCATCGTCTCCATCATCAATTTTTCCTTCTTGGGTTTCTTTTTTAATTTGATTATTAATTTCTTTTATATCTTGTTCTGATTGACCTAATACATTCTTTCTGACATACTCAATAGAATAATATTTACCAATATACTCATCTAAATCTCTAAGTATCTCCATCCTCTCTCTCATAATCTCACTTTCTTTTAATTCTGTGAAATATGAATCTTTCTTATATACAAAAGAAATATCTTTATAAACAGAAAGCCAATCTTCTTCTTTAATAATTCCTTTCAGAATCAATTGAACTTTCAGTAATTGTAAGAACAAATCGGAAAATCTTCCTCGTAAACGGTCAATCCACTTATAAAATTTTACTTCATCTCTAGTGATTTCTGCGGAACGACCCATATTAAATCCTGTATCAGTTTCAATTCTCGAAACTGGAACATTCAATGCACGATAAAGTTTCTTTACAAGATAATTAACATCTTCCATTTCACCAAGATTTTGACCACCGTCAAGAGTGGTAATCTCTGTTCCTCTACCACCTTCTCTTCGTGGAAGCCAAAAATCTTCAAGCATGGACATATGTCGTCTACCATCAGAAATTTCACCCGTGCTTGCATTATATTCTATTTTATTTTTATATCGATTCATAATATCTCTAAGATATTGTTCTGCTTTTTGTTTTGGTAAATTACCAACATCGATATAAAATATTCTTCTCTCTGGTGCCCTAGATATTCTGTAAATTACAACAGCATCTTCAATTTGTCTTAGCATATTTAACGGTCTAATTGCTTTCTGTAAATAACCAACAACTCTTTTTGTTCCACTATCCACAACACCCGAATGAACATAACAAATAGAATCGGGTGCAATTTTTAATCCGGATTGTGTGGTTGGGGTCATTGTGTTTTGGTCGGTGTCAATATAAAGGAAAAACTCTTCTACACTTTTGACAACAGGAACTATCACACCATCCTTATTCATATTTTCCTTTTCGACCTTCTTAATTTTTTGTATCTTTATGGGGTCAATAGGACGAAGTTCGGTTATTCCCTTTTTTGGATTTTTATCATCAACCATAATATGATAATATAATTTACTATCTACATACCACCTTCGGAATATATCAGTACCTTTATTTTTAAAATTGAGAATACCCATAATATTATCAAATTCTACTTCTATTTTTGATTTAATAGAATCTGATATTCCTTTAACACTATCCAAATTAATTTCTACTGGTTTATTATCATCGTCTATAACAATAGAATCATTTATGATATCTGTTAATGCCATATCAACTTCTGGAAACAATGCCATAGAACGAAATCTTCTGATGAGGTCATTCTCGTTTTTGATTTCTCCAGAAAAATCAACATATGTACCAAAAAGACCCCCACCACCTGGAATTTCAAAACTTCCATCGTAACTATCAGGAGCAACAAAAGATTTAGCATTTTTATTCCTCTCTATTTCAGAGGAAGTGGGTCTTGGGGATTCTTTTCCCTTTTTACCGATAGTAAAACCAAAGAGGTCAATAGGCATAATATAATTCCTTTCGTGTTGATTTTATAAAATCAACTTTTATTATACACCGCCGCCAGTCCAATAATCATAATGTAATGTTACTGTAAATTCGGCAATGGTGTCCACTGTTTCATAATTCATATCGATTGTTCCAACTTCAGTTGGAAATACATTAATAAAAGTATATGTACCGTTTTCATGGTCTGTTCCATCTGGTTTAATTGCGGTTACATTCCACTCCTGTCCCAATTGAACGTCTTGCGTAATTTCAACATGGTCATTAAGTGTATTCATCCATTTATTGAATGCAGACCGAATTGGAAAACCATCAGATGCAAGAACGGTCACTGTCCATTCTGTAAAAGTTCTATCGCCTGGTCTTTTAATTTTTCTACCCTTATATGGAACTTCAACAACTCCTAATGTTGAAGCAGGTAGTGTTGCTGCTTTAATGAAAAAATCTACCTGTTCAGTCGTAGCACCACCCGAAGGAAAATTACCTTCTACTCTGAATAGTGTTGGTCTTACGCCTTGACCGAATTGTTGTGCAAACTCTGAAATATTAGCCATGAAATGTTTCTCCTAGTGTTTTATATACTATGTATATCTCTTATGTTATGATTTCGTTAAAAATTGCATCGCTTCTTAATACTGTGAAGTTAAGTTGAATATAATTGATTGATTTTGCTGGTTTGATGAAAATATCAGCAATAAATTCATTATTATCAATCACCTGACCAGTATTATTGGACTCATCACATACAACCCTAAAATCAGTAATACCTCTTTGAGATTGTACTCTTCGTAAATATGGATTTACTGTACTAACAAATGACCTTCTTGTGAACGCATCATTAAATTCAAAGAGATTATATTTTGCAGCAGTTGCAATTGCTTTTTCTAAATGAATCATCAGCCGCCTAACATTAATTCTATCAAGTGCAGTTGCTCGTCTTTGCATTGTCTTATCACCAAACAATACTGTTCCATCACCAGGGAAAGTTGTAACAGGGTTAATACCTGCTGAATACAATTCGTCTCGTTCTGCTTTAGTTGGATTTAGTGATAGTTTTACTACGCCTTGAATCTTTCCTCGATTGAATCCCGCAGGAGAGAACCAAGGGTCTGTTGTATTTTCTGTACGAACAACAAGTCCTGCAATATCTGGATTTAGAGGAACCCAACGATTTCTATCATTATAGGTATCGTAAGTATATTTCCAACCACTATCCATTACGGCATAAGAACTTGAAACACTCAAAGTATTATTTCTATAATTTACAACACTTGTAGGACCTGAATACCCACCCAACGATGAATCATAAGAAACATCATTATATTCGTCACCTGCTGGGGAAGAAGGTGGTGAAAGGAATGCAACACAATCTTTTCGGTGTTCTGCAATATCAACAAGGTGTCTTGAAATTAGTTCGTTTCCTGCACCTGCAATCAAAAGGTCAACATCCACAAATTCGGGGTCTCTAAAATGCTTATTCCATGCTTCGATTACACTGTACACATTTGGATTGTCTGCCGAAGTTGCAATTGCATCTGTTGCTGTACCTTCATACGGCCAAGTAACACCTGAACCAGAACCTGATGAAAACCTCCAAGATGGGGTTTCTGTAAAATTCGTACCTCTACCAAAATAAGAGCCAAACGGTCCTGATTCTGTTGTTGTCGCCATCACACCATGTTCTTTTATCGGTCCTGATGTCTCTGATGTCCAACTTGGGTCACCTGTAGTACCTGCATGCCAAATACTTCTGTTTGTACTTGCTTCGATATGAATATATGAAGAATTATTATTAATAACATCTTTATAATATAAACTTTGTCCTACTGTGTCACTAACACCTTTCCATCTGGAAAGACCTTGCCACTTTTCAAGAACATCACCAGATGCACCAAAATAACCCAAAGTATCAATAACAGCAATGTGACATTCGTCCAGTGTGCTGCCTGGTATACCCGTTTGTAAAACACCACCAAGATTACTTTCATATACCGCTTGTGTGGTTGTTGGAGCATAG